TGTTCAGGATATTCTTTTCGAATATGGGTTCTGAATTTATTAAATACATCCTTTACATCTTGAGCAATTACTGCTAATTTAGGATCTAATTTACCGTCAGTTGTTTTAGATAAATCAGCAACTGCTCTTGCTGCTTGAGATAATTCTTTTAAAGCATCACCAAAGTTAGCTAATTTTATAATTTGATGATTTATTTGACCTGTTTCATCATCAACATCAACTGTTTTAAAGTATGTAGATAAAGTATCATTAAAAAAGTCATTTTTATAATCAACTTTACCATAACGTCTTTCAATCCTATCTAATAATTCAGGATCAACGTCTTTAGGTTTGATTACATCACCTGCCTCTTTTAATTTATACTTGTAATTAGCCATGTACTTTAGTTAATTCTTCTAACAATTCAAAGTATTGTAACAAATTAACTAAATCATTATTACCAACATTGGCTGTTTTATTTAATGGAGAAAGTAAGTTAGCTACTTCATTTAATTTAATCTGAACAGCTTTATCAGTGACTTTTTTAGATAATTTATTTATTTCTTCTTTAATTTCTCCAACTTTACCGTTGTAAAATTCTCTTAATTTTGGAGTTGAATCAACTGAGTTGATGAATTCTTTTAAAACTACTTTTTGATTATCATTCAACGATTCATATTTACCATTGAATTTTTCTAACATTACTTTGTAAGTTAAAATTCTTAAGTCTTTATCATATGATTTAAATTCTTCTAACAAATCATCTTCTACTTTAGATTTAGTAATGTTTTTAGAAGTTAAATGCTCTAAAAGAGACATTTTATTATCAATGATTTGATCTGGGTTTGATAAATTTTCACTGTTATAGATTTCTAACAAAGTGTATAAAGAAGCAAATACTTTATAGTTAGGTAATTTAGTTTTAAAAAATTCTTCTAAATTATAATGCTTTTGAATTTCACTAATTAAATTATACTTTTGTCTTTTTAAAGCACCTCTGTTAAGGTCTTTAGAAGATTCAACAACGGTATTAATAATAATTTCAGCTTTGCCTTCAGTGATATTCTTATGTTTGGAAAGAGTTTCATATAATTTGTACTCTCTTCCTAATTCGGTTTTTACAAAGTATTTTTTAAGAATACCAGCTGCCTTAGAATCCTTACCAGATAAAGTGTCAGCGGTAATTTGTCTTACTAAAAGCTCAAATAAAAGGCCAGTATTCTTATACTTAGAATGTTTAATATTCATTCTTGAGGTTTTGTTATAAATATATAAGGATTTTTACTTCTTTAACTTAGATTCATCAAGAAGTGAATCTCCATCATTATTTTTATCTTTAAATAAACCTTCAATTAAACTTTTGTTTTTAAGGTAAATTTGTTTTGCTTCTAATGCTAATGGTGAATCTCCTTTAAAATTATTTCTTAAAGTACCATTTTCATTTTCATTATCTTTACTATGAAGTCCTTTAGCTCCTAATCTATCTTTACCAAAAGGACTACTTTGTTTATTTCTATTTGTTGGTTCTTCAACTGGACGACCTAATTTAATGTCTTCTCCATATCCTGTAGGTACATTTTCTGGATCAGAATACATTCTGCCTTTACCATATAATGAAGCTAAGTCATGTGGTGTACCATATGATTTACCTGTCATTTTAGGATCATTACCTTCTCCTGAAATTTGAGTATTTCTAAAGGCACGTTTTTGATCTTCAACAATTAAGTCTCTATATTCATCATATTGATCTTCAGACAAGTGGAAAATATTTTCATAAACCCAATCTGTTGGTAACAATTTAGTTTCCATAATCTTTTGAGCTAAATCTACCTTTTGAGTTAATAAAGCAATTTTTTCCTGATCATAAATGATTGATGGAGTGGTTAAATCTAATTCAAAATTTGTTAATTGTTCACCTGTGTAACCTTGTGAATATAAATGTACTAAAGCAATTTTATATAATTCAGATAATACAATTCTTTGAATACGCTCAATTGTACGAGCAAAACGAATATCTTCAGCAGCTAGAGTTGCTTTACCAGTCAAGTCTTTTTCATAACCCATAAATGCTTTAGGCACTTTAAGGGCAGCAAACAATTTGTCTCTTAAATAAGTTACATCAGCGATACCATCATATTGTAAACCAGGTGTTGTTTCAATTTTAGTTGATGAATCATTGCCTCTAATTGGAATATAAAAGTCTTCCAATAAGTTTTGTTGATTATATTTTAAGTTATAATCACCTGTTTTATTATCCATTAATGGAGTACGTTTCATTGTAGAAATAGTTTTCTGCATGAAATTTTCTACTTCATTTGGTGGGATAGAACCAACATTAATATAGAAAACACGTCTATCTGGTGAGCGGGAGATTCTATGGATTAACATAGCATCTTCCATTAACACATATTGTTTAAAAATACGACGAGCTGGTTCTAAATATGAACGACCATAAGGTAGATAATTAACATCAGTTAACAATCTAAAGTGAGCCATTTCATAATTATCAAAATAAATACCAGGCTCATTATCATAAGTTCCTAAATTAGGTGAGCCATAATATCCTGAACCACCAGCGTAAATACCTTCTGGTGAGTATTTAAACCTTACAGCGTTTGGATGTTCTTCATCATAATTTTCTTGTCTTTCAATATGAAAAGCAGTATAAGGAATTACATTATAGACACCAAATTTTTCAGCAATTTCTAGTTTTAAGAAAAAGTCTCCATATTTGCACATTTGGCGAATCCAAGACCATAAATTGAATTCAATGTTTAATACATCATAAAATAAGTTATAAAGTATTTGTTGAATATCTTCATCACTTGATTTAATATGAAGTACCTCTCCCATATCATTTTTTAATGTAGATTCATCTGAAATAATATCAAGGGCAGAAGCAACAATAGCATCATAATCCATATTATCATAATCTGAATAGATCATGGTTCTAAGATATTGCCAGTTAACATTTAATTGGGCTCCTAAAAGAGATGTAGAAGAAGGGGAATATAAACGATTGTATCTATCAATTAAAGAATTTGTCGTTATATCTCCTGAACGTTGAATTGAATCAACATCCATTACTTTTAATTCATTGCCACCCTGATTTCGAATGATTACATCAGTTGAAAATAGTCGTTGCAGTCGGGTGAATAAGCTAGTATCTGCCATATTTTATAAATATTATAATAGCCATCTAATGTCCTCAGATCCATGATCTGTTTGGATAGAATATGGATTTTTTACTTGATTGTTATTATACCCACCAATATAAGTAGTCTTACTCATATTTCCAAGGGCAGCTCGAGTCATGTCTTGAGAATGTTGTTGGAATTTTAATGAGGTATCTCTTAAAAACATACCAATTCCAAATGACATAACTAAGTCATCATTATATCCTGACTGTGCTTCTGGGCGGCCATTTCTCCAAATAAACACTTTCATTTCCTCTAACAAACGTTTTGAACGAATTGTTACTGATCTGTCACCAACATATTCTCTAAATTTATTTACAACTAATGGTCTTGTTCTTAAAGACATTGTAAACCCAGGAGTCATATCTGAATTGCCTTCAAATACTCTCAAATAAGATTCTGCTGTTAATTGGTCTGATTTAGGTGAGTGGTATAAATTTCTATATCCTCTTTCAATAATAGCGTCAAGTGTAGCCCAACCAATTGAGGCATTTTCTACAACTAACATTGCATTATTATACTCAGTAGCTAAGCCTGTAAGAAAATAACCATATTCTTTAGGTGGTAATTGTCCTTTATATTCAGCTACTTGTGTATTAGTAGCTATATCAAGTACATGACAAGCAGAAGAGTCTTTACCATCACCTCTAGCTACGTCAGCTACTATCATATAATCTCTACTATAATCTGCTGGTTCCCATATCCAAAGATTTTGGTCTGCTCCTCTTCTTTCTAAAGGATCTTTAATTGTTGTTTCTTTAACAAAATCAATCCATTCAGGATAAAAAACAGTTTCACCAGATGTACTAAAATCACAATCACACTCTTGTGCTGCTAATCTAGGATCACCTAGTAATTCATCTTGTCGTTTTCTCCAATCCTCATTTCTTTCCGGATGTACATACCAAGGGAGCTTGATAGGTAAAAAGTCGTTTTCCGCTGATTCCGCTGATACCCATGTCTTGTGAAACCAATTTCCAGTTCCATACGGTGTTGAAAGTACTATTGCTCCACCACCCGTGGCTAGTGTTTGTTGTGCTGATGCCCATATTTCTCCAATTTGTTCAATAAATGCTGCCTCATCCACTATCAATAATGAAACGGCTTCTGATCGACCTGCATCACTACTTGCTGAAGTGGCTTTAATTTGTGAACCATTACTTAGTCGTAATGATAATTTATTATTTTCTTCTGCTTGAATTTTTAACCATGAAGGTAAGTTATCATACATAAACTTAACCTTTGTAACCATGTTACGAGCAGTTTCTTGCTTTGTAGCTATACAAAGTACATTTTTGTCTTTATGAAATAACATTAACCAAAGTGAATAACCTGCGGCTAATGTTGAGATACCTAACTGTCTAGACTTTAAAACAATTGAATATGGGTGGTCCCTAAATAAACGTAATGTTTTTTCTTGGAAAGGATATAAATTAAATAATACTCTACCACGTTGTGGGTGCTGAATATTACAGTATTTTTTCATAAAGTGTGCTGGGTCTTGAACACACCTTACATATTCTTCTCTGATTATTTGTTTTAAATCGGGTTGACTCATATTAAGAGTATAAGGAAGACAATAGTGTTTAACCCAGTAATTAACCAAGCTGCCTTAGCGCTTCCTTTATAATGTTCTATTTCTTTATTTTTAATTTCAATAATACTATCTTTATAACCTATTACCTCTTCATAGTTTTTTTTATTAGCTCTAAAAAGGTCAACTTGTGTTACTAAGTTAAAAATAGTTGACTCTTGATCTACAATAATACTATCTTGTAAACGAATAGAGTCTCTAGCTACTTCAATTTCATTCCTACAATTATCATAGGATACTTTCATTAGCATAGCATTTTTTAAAGCTCTAACAGGAACTAAAACTGTTGAATCAGTCGTAGTCGAAAGCTGCTGTGAACTCGCTGATGATAATGTCATTAGACATATTAGAAATACGAGTATGTTCTTCATTGTATTTTTTTCTATAAGTTTCTGCTTTTTTAGAAACTTCATTTAACTTGCCTTTATTAATTGCTACCATTGAATCTAAAACTAGTTTAGCTGATGTTAAAGAGTCAATTTTAATTTTGTTTAATCCTATTTCAATTTGTAAGGAGTCAATTTTAGCTTGATATTCTTTTTCTTTATTTGAGACTTTAGAATTGCTATACATAAAAAGGAGCCATAGCAAACCTATTGCTCCCCATATAATAACCCCTTGTAAAATATATTTTTTCATTTTATCCTACTAATCCACCAGTATCAATTTTAACGTCTCTTTCTTTAAACGCCTTAACTAATTCTGGTTTCTTAATAAATTGTTTTAGGGCAGCCATTTTTTTATCTTTGGCTTCTCCTTTTTCCATTGCTTTAATTTTTTTAACTAAGTTTTTTAGTCTTTCTTTAAAATCTTCAAATTCAGAGTTTGTAACTTTAAACTTAGAAGGTGCGCCTTTTACTTTTTCAGCATCAAGTTCTGCTTTTGTAGGTTCTCTATCTTCCTCTTCAGATAGAATTTCTACAATATATTCTTTAATTTCAGATTTTAACTCAGATAATTTCATGGTTATAAATATTACCCAAATATTGTTTTTTTCATTTGTTCAATACGTTCCTCAGTAGTACCTGATAATGTATGTAGATTTTTAATACGATGTTTATTTCTTTGTAAATGTAAACCAATAGTGAAATCAATTAAGTTTCTATATTCTAAATCAGTTTCTCTAACACCATTATCTTCCATTTCAACTCCTACAGGAGAAACATAAAATAAATAGTCGTATTCATGTAACAAATTTCTAGCTAAATCACAAAACGCTTCTGCTTCATAATAATTAATAGACTTAGCTGCTTTAGTAAACGCCATAACATCAATTACAGTTCTATCTGTAATAATATTTTCATTCATCAATTCAGCAGCACGTTCTGCTAAAAATACAATTTGACCTTTAACAGTTGAATCAGTATTCAATGGAATACCTAAATCATTCAAATACTTTGAACGTTCAGTAGCAAAATTATAATCTTTAAATTCAGGTAATTCCTTTAAAGCATTTACTAATGTAGTTTTACCTACACTCATTGTTCCGCATAAACCTATTTTCATATTAGTTTCTATTTTGTCCTGCTTGACCCATAGCTGTTTTATACCAAGGCAAACCTTCACGATTACGACGAGCTTCTTTCCAACCTTCTTCAGTATATTTTATTCCATGAAGATAATATTCTCTTTTACGATTATCTCCTTCAGGCAATAATGCTGGTCCTTCCCAATTATGTAACTTACCATCAAAAACATAAGCAATAGTTCCATCTGCTTTTTTAAGTTTTTTAGTTTGTTGATACTTTGTCATGCTATTAATATAATATCTTTTTTTGAATTTTCCAAACTTATCTAAAATGTACCATATCTCCGGTGTGGTTGTCCCATTCATCTGCCCAATGGTCAACTGGTTTGGTAAATTTTTCTACTGCTAAAATACCTTGAGCACCAGAAACTGTAATACCACGAGCTGATAGAGCATCACCTACAAAGTGAACATTTGGATAATCAACTAATGCTAAATCACTATCATAAACAAGTGGTTCTGGTGATAAATACTTAACTTCAGGAATATAAACACCCCAATCATCGCCTAATGATGGGAATACTTTCTTCATATCCTCGATAAAGTCATCAATGTATTCAAAATAACCTTTAAATGTTTTTCTAACATCATTCAATTCTTCTAAACCAATTTGAAACGCTTCAACTTCAGCACCTTCAGATGTTTGCGATACTGTACGAGTTGGAGAATAATATAAACCTTTACCTTTAATTTGACATTTATTAACTATATTACGTGACCATTCAAATGGGTTACTAATACCGTTAATCTCCATTAATATACCAAAGTTAGTCATGTCATTACGATATGCTTTATCTTTTTTAGCATGGCCGTTATAACTGTTATCTCCATAAGTTTTTTCTACAGCAACATAAGCTGCATTATTATTAGTACAAAATGAACGCAATGAAACACCTTTATCTTCAAACTTACGATACAATTTAAAATCATAACTAACATCAATTAGTTTTTGGAAGTGTTTTTGTGGCGCCTCAAATCGTACTCCAATTTGTACTGATTTTGGTTCTGTTTCTAGATGGTATTCATCTTGTAATTCTTGAGCAAAGTCAATACCTGATTTACCTACTCCAAAAATTAATTCATCATATTCCATAGCGCCTTCACTAAATTCATTTTTATAAGTGAAATGTACTAGGCGAGACTCAAAATCAATCTTAAATACTTTTTCATTCCAAATAAAGTTAACACCTTTAGATACTAAGTAATCATACCAATTTTTACCAATCTCATGTAAATAATCTGTACCAACATGCCATACCGGAAATAAACGAAGTCCAAAATATGGTTTAATAAAATCTGGTTCAGCGTCTGGATTTGAACATTGTACTTCTTCTGGTTTGGGGTGAAAACGTTTAAAGTTATTAATTACTTCATCCATTAAAGCCATTGCTTTTTTCTCACCAACATACTTAGACAATTGACCTCCAATTGCTGTATGGTAAGTAAGTTTTCCATCACTCCAACCACCAGCGCCTAAAAAGCCAGTCATTACTTCTTCAGGTTTCCTTTTATAAGGATCATTACCCATATCAATAATGGTAATGTCTTTTCCAGGATAACCATTGTCAACTAATTTGGTAGCAGCATTGACACCTGCTACACCTGCTCCTACAATTACAATTTTCTTTGCCATATTTAACATTTTAATATATCATTCCTTACTTAAAAAACCAAACTAAAAATGGCACCTCTTTTGGGGGGTGCCACAGCTACCATAATTTGTTATCCCTTACGGGCGACTGGCTATGAATCAGTCTTTATGTATTTTTAATTTAAGTGTTCCTGTTCCTTTCCAAACACGATGCATTCATGTCTTAATATACATATTGACATATTTGGTTCTAGTTCCCAAGGAAGATCATTATCTAATTGAATTTGCCATCCTTCTCCTGCTTCAAGAACTTCAACAATTCTATCTTCATTATCACGATGCCATAAAAGTTCTATAGGATCAATATTTTCATCAAACTCTCGAATGATGTATTTGTTATTAATTTCTATGTCTTTATATGGTTTCATTCATATCATAATAAAATGAATCTCCATCTTCAGTAATCCATCTATCAGATTGATTTTCTACAGAGGGCAATTCAGTATCAACTTTAAATTGTTTTAAATCTTCTGGTAATGATTTAGTTACCCAATTTGAATCTTTCCAAAATATTCTATTGTTAGGCATACACATAAGATAACCTTCATCTGATTCAAAAATATGACCACATTTGTAGTCTGTAGGTTCATCACTATAGGGATTATTAAACCAATCTACGGTAAACATATAAGTTCCCCAAACTTTACTTCCGTCTCTTAAAACAACTTGTGCTCTGTGGTATGCTAAAAAACTAAATTCGGTAACAGCTACGTTTTCGCTAAAGCAATCCCACAACTGTTTAAAATTAAATGGAATATCATTTGTTGGAATTTTAGTATAAATTTCTGAAAGTGGGACACGAGAACGAACCATTCCATTATCTGTCATAACATGGAATGTTAATATAACTCCAGCAATAGACTGAAGACCAAAAACATAAACGTTATAAAATTCGTTATAATCTTCTTGATTTTTAGTAAAATATGATTTACGAACTAAAGCTTTAAAACTAGGGATATTCGCATTTAACATATTATTTTTTATTACGAATTAATAATTCACCTAAAACCTCTAAACGACCAACTTCTCTTTGAAATTCAATTTGAGTCATATCTAATGAGATTTTTTTATAGGTTTCTTTAAATTCTTTTTCAGCTTCTTTAAAATCCATTTTACCTTCATTTGCTTTTTTATAATAAGAATCTTTTACTTTAAAATGATGCCAAGTTAAAAGTGATAAACCACCTTTTTTTTCAGCATTTTCTGATATTTTAGCAGCACCTTTTCTTCTAATATTAGCAAATTCTTCAAAGGTTTCTTTGATTTTTTTAGCTTCGTTTAATATGTTTATAAGTTTAATCATTTTGTTTTACCCCAAGTTTTACCTTTACCTTTTGATTTACATTGAGATGGGGTAGGACGACAAGATGGGTATTTAGATCTTTTTTCACCTTCTTTTCTACCACAAGCTTTACATTTTAATCTACCTGTTTTTTTATCTTTTATACAAGTATTACAATCTACCCATCCTCCTTCTTTACCAGAAGTTCCTTGACGTTTAAACCATTTATGAAGACTTTCGTCTTCTTTAATCATTTCTAAAATTATGTCAGTTAATTTTATCATTTTAT